GGCCAGAATGTTTTTGTCAGGATATATCCCTGGCTTTTCATATCTAGCTAAATAGCGTTCCTCTACAAAGTGGTTAATACCCCGCCTTGGTGCAAAATAGAGAATGTTATGCTCTAAACCGCCCGGTAACCAAATTGCGCGTGTCTGACGGTTGTTTAGCGACGTAAAAGAAATTTTGCCCGCACTTTCAGCAGCAACTAGTTTGGGGTTTAAACGCCTAAAGAGATTTAAACTAATAGACAGTGTCGCAACGTTTATTTTAGGGCTCAAATAAAAGTGTGCCTCTTCTTGCTCACTCGGATTGTTTACAGTTTTTACATAACCAACCCTAGCCCTATACAGCCTAATATAATCGGTAGTATTTAGAGCAATTTGCTCGTTGTCAGGAATATCCCAAACTTGCAAAACTACGCAATCTTTACCTGCAATATCCGTAGCTGCAAGCTTTTTCTGATATACACGGTTATACCAAGTATGCCGCACCGGTAACTCAAAAGAACCGTTGCCTTTTGCAGCAATTAAAGATGAATAGTCGTCTTTAGCCTCTTTCCACTCTGCATTAGTCGGGAACTTAGGCTTGTAGTCAATTGCAGCGTTGTTGGGTAGCTGTTCAGTAAAGTTAGCAATTATGCGCGCTTTATTAAAATCTTTAATTGATAAATGTTCAAACATTTTTAATGGTTGCAAAAACTTAAAAGCATATAGCTCTGCAGTAAGCGCAATTAGCAAAGCATTTTCAAAATCAAGAGCGTGTACCGGATTAGTAATTTCCTGAGCTGCTTTAAAAACATGTAAACGCTCAGGAGTCTCCCAACGGTTTACTGCCATCAAACTTCTGTATACCGAAAGGTTGGTACTCTTTTTAAATGCTGTTTTATCACTGAGATTGCCGTTAGTATCGGATATACATTGTGTTATAACGTTTAAAAAGCGCGCTTTGTCTATTGATAAATAATCGGTAGTAATGTTTAGTAAGCTTTTGTGATTTTCAAGCAAATCGGGTCTTTTTTGTAAAATTGACCCTACAGTACGTTTCAAACCTTTTATTTTAAAATAAATGTCTTCTTGCGACCAAAGCTGTATTGAGCCTAACTCATCAGTAATCAAATCAACGCTCCTAAGATTTGTTGGGGTTAATATAAATCAATTTACCGTAAGGAGGATTTTTATCCTTTACCGTACTCACCCAAAGGACTGGAAAATCGGGTTTAGGTAAGTTGTAATTAAACCCCATATCTGTCAAGCACACCATCATGTGAGCATCACCCTGCTCTATGGCATAATCAATTGCAGGTGTGGGGTCAGTACCGCCTCTCCCTGTGAATTCTATCTGATCTAAGCTGTCGCCCGGATAATACGTTGTAATTCCGTGTAGCGAAGCATCGTTATGCATTACTACCAATTTTTCAGGTTGCATACGCTCTACTATATACTTCATTTCAGTAGCTACCGCTATTAGCTCATTTTTATCCATACTTCCTGAACTGTCCGGCCATACATACACAGCGCCTATGCCGTGTTTCATAGCCCTAGGTAGGTAGAGGTCGTGAAAGAGAAATCTACGGTTAGGAGTACGCATAGTGTAGTCCCAAGGGATTGTCCCCAAGGCTTCTGCTAACAACTCTTCTTCCCACTTGACTTGATTAGTAGTTAAAGCAGTGAGCATTTCTTTAAGCGCTTGGCTCTTCAACCCGTAGCCGTCGCCTACAGCTTCAAAAGCAGCTATAAGTTGTACAGTCAGTTGCTCGTTAGCCGCTTCTAGCTCTTCTTGGCCTGCAACCGGTTCTTCGGCATTGGGCGGTGGCGCATCTTCTTTATCAGGGTCTCCTGCAGCAGGACAAGCGTAAACATGTATAGGCACTTCAGGCGGGATGTCGTGATCATTTAAGTCTTTATAGATCCGCTCTAGACTCCAATTATGGTATTTAGCCTCATACAGAAAAGTACTATCAATGTTAAAGCCTTCATCTTTGAGTATGCTATTAAGGGCTAAATCCGCAGCGTAATTAAATTTTTGAGTGACTTTAAAGTCGCCGGTAATTAGCTGTACTCTCAAGAAATGACCTAGCATTTTATGACCTACTTCATGGGCTAGATCAGCAGCAACTTCATCTCGCTTCCAACGGGTAGCTACGTAAAAAGGATCGTAAAAAAGATCACGACCGTTAGTAGCGTAAGTCCCTAAGCCTGGGACGCTTTTAAAGCGCATCCCCATGAGTAGTGTTCCAAACAGCCGATGTTTCATAACTTCCGCGCGGCCATACTTTAACGCTTTAGACACAAATTGAATTAGCTGTTTGTTGTCGCAATTACGGGTTGCGGCAGGAACGGTAGCTCGTACAGAGCTACCTCCCTTTACCCGGTTTGGGTTAGCTTGCAATTTTATCTACCTCGTTACTTTGATCAAGGATTGCTTGAACATCTGAAATTTCAGAATCTTCAAAATTAGTCCAGTAAAGGTTAGAAGCAAATTCACGAATGTAAGCCTTTACTTCTTTGTTACGGCGTGCTAGCGGGGATTGGGTGCGGCCACCGGTACGATCTAGCATAGAGGCGACTAGATAATTAGCGTATTCCTCGCTGGTGACTTCTACAATCCTGCGCGCGTAAATAATAATATTTTTGGCATTCTGCTCAGTGGTACGAGCAGCAATAGCAGTTAACAAGACATACAGCCAGTCTGACCGGTTGTCGGGGTCAGGAATGTCTGCGGTATCGGGGTGCGCTATAACATCGTCGGGGTTGGGTATTTGAGTATAAACTTTTTCAATGTAAGCATACTTATTAGCGGCAGCCTTGCCAATCTTGCCCATCATAGTAATAACTTTTTCACGAGGAGTAAGACGTGTACTAGCTACAATTGGTGAGCATTGTTCCCACGTTCGCGGGCTAGGGCAGTTAGGCGTTGCTGGATCAAATACATTGAGGATATCTGGCGCAATACGCAAACAAGCAATAATCTTTTCATGCACGCCAGAGTTGTAAAAGTATTCAATAGTGTCTTCGTAGTGAGGTTTAACTTTATAATGCGTTAGACGGCTTTCAACTTGAGCAGGCATTTTAGTAGTGCCAGCCCTGTGAGTCATATCGTTAGAAGCTACGGCTTGTAGCGTATACTTGGGAAACACATGCTCACCGATACGGCCCTCTAGAACAGCTTGGCCTAGGATGTTTTGGTTAGCAAGGAAGGCTTGAGTAGCTTCGTCCCAAAAAATAAGTACTGGGCGCTCTTTTGAACTTTCACGCGGCAAGAAGAACGGTCTAGCGCGGCGATACGTAGGCTCATCAGAGCTACGGTCTAGCCACGGGAAACCACCAAGCTCTGCTACGTCAAATTGGTTTAGAATTACTACCTCAAAATGAGCGTTAAGCATTTTAGCTATTTGAGCAAAGATAGATGATTTGCCAATGCCGGGTTCACTGATCAAATAAGGAATTGTCAGCAAGTTTGGCGGCGCACCCGCTTCAATCAAATCTAGATTTTCCAAAAATACTTTGTAAACAATATCTTTGGTTTCTGAGATACGGTAAACAGCATCGGCGTTGAGAGTGTCATCCAGGCTTTTCAGATCGTTCATAAATACCTCTAGTAAGGGAAAATATTTTACGGTTTGTAGAAATAAAAGTTAGAGTGATTTTAAATTTGTTACTTGTGCTTGTACTTTTGCAGTATCTCTTGTTGATTCGTATCACTCTTTATATCTATATTTTTATATTAATATGCATAGGGTATTTTGCAAGCAACACCCTGCGGCTAAGTAAATCTATTCCTGTGCCGGAACCCTTATTAATATAATGGACTTCAGACACGCCTGCAGTTATCAAGGCTCCTGCACAATTTATACAAGGCGCACGAGTTATAAACGCTGTAGCGTTTCTAGCGCTTTCGTGCGACCCAGCTAGTGCAAGTAAGGCGTTAAGCTCGGCATGTATAACATGCTCATACGTAATTCCTGTTACAGGACATTCGCAAAGGTTATCTTCACCCGAAACAGTACCGTTATAGCCAGTGACAATGACTCGATTATTTTTAACTAATACACACCCTACTTGATCGCGTTTAGCATAACTATCTTCCGCTGCTGTTTGCGCCAATCTGAAGTAGTAATCAACTTTACGTTTGTTCATTCTGCCCCTTATAGCGTAGTTATCATACCGTCCTCTTCTAAATTAGTTCTCTGGCTCTCAGTTAACCCTGCAACAAGGTATTCAGCAGGTGTTGAACTGTACAAACGATTCTCTTTTTTAGAGAAGTAGATTGGGGGTAAAAGGCCTGTATTCCCTGAAAATCTAGATTTAAGAACAGCAAGTTGAATAGTGTTGCGTTCTAAATCATCTTCAGCCATTAGATTTCTAGCGCCACCGATAATGTTGTGGCACACTTGCTTAATAGAGCCAGAATTATGAGTGATAATGTGATTACCTAGCAAGAAACGACCATCGCCATCTAGCGTAAAGCCATAATATTGCGCTACATCTAATTTTTCTACTGTTATGCCAAGCTTTAATGAATTTGTATACTTATTCCTATTTTGCATTTTTTGTGCAGGAATCCGACTCCGATCACCTGCAATAGTAACTACATTAATAATACTACCATTACTAGCATACTCGCCCTTAATAGTTTGCTGGCGCACAGTACTGTAAAAACCTAAAGAACGTGCAATTTCTTTTACAGTGTTTGCCATTCCGTTATCTTTTTGATAAAAATAAAAGATACCATCACGATCTGAATATGTTCCATCAGTATCTAGCAAACCCGCTAAAAGCTCTAAACGGTTTCTTTGAGAATTAAAACGATAACGGTTAGGGATGTGCTTGTTATGGAAAACTCCCAATTCTCTCAATTTATCAAGCATTTCGCCTTTTACACCTGTATTAAAATTGAAATATTCACGGTTAATATCTTTAGGCGCGCCTATTACTGCGTCTATTGCGGTTGCTACACGTTCAGCAATACCTGCGTTACTGTCGTCCATAAGCCTAAAAGCCGCTTTAGATCCATCGCCTAACCAAGCTCCTAATGCATAGGGGGCTATAGGTACCTCTTGTTCAGGTAATTCATAACCTGCTGAATAGTGTTGCTTACAACGCTCTTGAAAAGCCGCTGACTTTTTTAAGAAGTCTTTAACTGTAATATCAAAGACTTTATAGTTATAAGACAGTGTTAAAACATGATCTTCATTACAAATAAAGGCATCTCCTGAAGTTTTCATCGTAATGCGATACATAGGGCTAATGCCTCGACAAAGCTTTAACACTTTACGTGGTGTACCGTCGCCCCCCATAAGAGTGTCACCTACACATATATTTTCAACTGACTCAATTTTTCCATCAGATTTTAAAACTGGTGTCCCTTTTGCCAAGCATCCCTTTATGTCATCTAGGCTCGGTAACACGCCTTCTTCAAAGGATTGCCCATTGGATGAAGACTTTCGAAGTTGGCTAATCAAAAAGAAATGGACTGGATACTTTTGAGCTAGCTTTCGAAGGCCTGACATGAGATAGTCTATCTTAGCGTTTTCGTTATTATACCGGCCTGATAAGTTTTCTTCTGCTGCCCAAAGGGTTATATGGTCTAGCGTAATATCAGTTGCACCGCTAGCGCAAAAGTACTCTAGCGTGTCTAGCATATTGCCTTCGCTTTCATAGTGCTCAAAAACGTGTAAATTACCATTTTTAAACATTACTTCCCAAGCTTCTCGGGCTTGTTCCTTAGTAATATCGGTTTCAGCAATATTTACATGGTGATACATACCGGCTAAAGCCGTAAACGTTTCTGCTGCGCTCTCTTCTAACGCAATTATGCGAGCATCACGGTTAGGCATATCGTGCAAATGCAATAACACTTCACGGCTAACAACACTCTTACCGGTACCAGTACCGCTTATAAACATTGTTATTTCGTGCTGCCGTATGCCCTTTAGCGCTTTGTTTAGCGAATGCAGCGCGGGAGGATATTTAATAGAGGGCTGAACTTTATTCTCTAGGTAGCGTTCCCATAATTGATCAGAGTCTAGCAGACCGGCGGGACTCCAAGTTGCAGCATTCCACACCGCAGTGTACAGCGGTTTCCAATTATTTTCATGATCTGCGGGGTTAGCTTTAAGCACTTCGTTAGGGTCTTTTGCGGCTAGTGTAGCTATCTTGCATTTATCTACACCTAACAGCTTAGCTACTTTTTGCGCGGAAGTTTGACCCGCTTCGTCTTGATCAAAGAATATTACAATTTCTTCAAAAGATCGAAGGTATTTACGGTTTTTAAGCAATACTTTTTCAGCGTTTACCCCGTTAGGTATGCTTACCGCTGGGTAAAAAGTCTTGTACTTTATATAGCTCATTTGAGCAATGCTTAATGCATCGAGCTCCCCCTCAGTAATTACAATACGCTTACCTCCAGGCTCAAACAAATGTTGACCGAATAAGTGAGCAGTGTCTCCTATACTATAGAACTTTTTAGGCAGTATTCTAACTTTAGCGCCTACAGGCTTATAATGGCCGCCGCCGAGGTCTTTGTAGTGAATGTAATAATGCTTATCAATTTCACCGTATTCATCGTAGCTAACCCGGCAACCGTAATGCTCTGCAACAGGCTTTAAAATACCACGATCTTTGAAACCTCTACAGCTATGATTTTCTACAATATCTAAAAGTTCTTGTGTAGCAGCGTTATCTGGGGTGTAGCTCGGTTGAGTTTCTAAACTATCCTCTGTAATAGGCGCTTGAAGCGCGTTGTCATGAGTTTTAATTGAGAGGCCTGCTTCTGTGTAATAATCTTGATACTCTTTTGGCAATTGATCTGGCCACAGCCTTGTATTACAAGAATAGCAATGTGCATGTTTTTCATAAATAACTAAAGCGTCAGAAGACCCGCAGTTTTCTTCAGGGCAAGCTAATTTACTTTTTAATATTTCTTCGGGTTCATAATATGGTTCCACCATCGTTTACTTCCTTGTCAAATTTTACCCGCCAATATCGAATTAAATCGTGGGCATCATGACGCCAACGGTCATCTTGTTGTGCGGGCAATACATATATTTCGGGACAATGATTGTTGTAATACGCAGGAGTAAGCAAGCATTGATACTCAAATATCAAAGCAGCCTCCCAGTAATGAAGGTCAGTTTTGTTAGCAAATTCTGCTAAAGCAAAAAATTTAAAATCTTTAGGTTTAGCTTTAATTTCAGCTAATAGGGGTTTACAAGAAGTTTTGTAAGTGCGCCAAGACGTTGTTTTTCCTAGAGCAGGATTAGGAATACGGCAACCGTTTTTTACTACAGTTTTGCGGCCACCGCGCCAATAAGCCTTTCGGCCCAAGTAAGCCTTACCCGTTTTTACATTAGCAACTAGATACAGAAATCCAAACCACTGCTTGTCTCCAAGCTGAACTTCTGCGTCCCAATGGCCGTTGCTAAATGTCATAGATAATAATGCCCCTTATTTTGCAACACAGGGAGGGGCAGCACCTGCAGGATAGGTCAATGAAAACCCCGTTGCAAACCTATTATAACCTACTTCAATGGAAAAACAATAAAACGTTAAACAATAAATCTAGAATTAGCGTGAGGGCGTATATAAATTAAATCTGCCGTTAGCTGCAACTCTGTTAAGCCTGATTTACCATAATAGTTTGCATACTCTTCCCGAATCCTTTTTAAATATTGTTCTGGCTGAGTTTCCGCAAGGATGGCTTTAGCCTTTTTAGGACCTATGCCGGGGATGCCCTGTATGCCATCGGTTTGATCGCCCTCTAATAGCTGTAAAACAAACCGATAATAAGCTTCTTCTTTGCCAATAAGCATGTAATCTTTTTTACGATAATTGTAATGATGCCCTGATACAGTTAACATGTCTTTATCGTTGGCAATAATAATGGGGGTCCATCCCGGCTGTTGCTCGTAATACCAACGCCAGCTGCAAATAAGATCGTCTGCTTCAAACCCGTAAGCGGGGACAGCCCCCCAAGCTTGTTTAGCATGGCCTAGTAAGGCAGCAAGGTGTTTTTCTAACTCTGCATTGCGATTACGATGCTGTTTGTACCTTGGTGAAAGCATATTCCTAAAATTGCCAGCGCCTTTACAGGCAATATGATACTTGTCTGCAAAGACATCGGTAATGGCATCATGTATCATGGCGTCTAACACGCCAATAGAGGCTTCTATCGTATTTTTCCATTGGGCAGCATGTACCATGCCGTCAACATCTATCAATGCTACCCATTTATCATCAGCCATCATTGCTAACCCTGTGTTGTGCACCTTTTAAATTTTATAACCGTAACTTCTACAGGTTCGACTCTGTGGCACTCAATCATCTCAGCTTCAAGTTCAAAGGGCTCTTGCTCTTGCTGTTCTGTAGCAGCCTGATCCCAAAATGTTTCGTAAAAGAAACCTTCATGCTTGAAAACAGTGCGTTTTTCATTTACCCAACGGCGTTTGCCAACGGTTTCTATCAAAATAATTTCAGTTTCACTAGTGTCAAAATCGTCAAACACCAAATCTTGCAAAAACCTTTTTTCAAATTTCATACTAGAATCCTCTCAATGCGTGTCCAACCAGGATGTACCCGCCTTAGCGTCACCATCCATTATATTTACGCCAAATAATTTAGGCGCTTCTCGAAAGCCAGCAATCATTATCTCTTTGACTTTTTCAACGTCTTCAGGATGGCACACTACTTGCATTTCATCATGCATAAAAATCCTAGGCGAATACCAAATACCTTGATTGTTTAGCTCGGTTACCGCGTAATGGAGAGCCGCTTGACAAGTGATGGCTTCGGCAGATTGCAAAAGATAGTTCAGAGCTTTGTGAGTGCTGTCTAGGTAAACGAGTCTACCATCTAACGCAGGGATACCCCCCTTTTCACCATTGCTAATACGCAAATTAGTCTCATAAACTTTTTCTAATTTCTCAACAAGGGCTTTTAGCTTAGGGTTAGCCGCTAAAAATATTTCTTTCAGCATCATACCAAATTCATAGTCATTGTAGCCTAAGACGTATCTAGATAGTTTGTTACCTCCCGCCCCGAACAAAAATGCGTAGTACCAACGCTTTGCTACAGGTCTAGCTACTGTAGCACGCTCTGTAGTTAAGTTTTCAGCATTTTTACTGTGTAGGTCACCTGCTAGGTTATCGTGAGTAAATTGATCATCATCAATGTAGTGGCAAAGTGCTCGTGCTTGATTACCCGCGCTGTCACCACCGACAATTACTTCTCCCGGTTCACAAATAAACAGCCTGCGTATGCATCGGCCCCAAGGGGAATCAAGCCCAACAATATTGGCTACTAGTTTATGGCGGAGTCGAAAAGTAGGCGTACCGACTATACTCGCGTCTCCATGAATGTAATTGTTTTCATCTAAAGCGTCTAACCAACCCTGTAAGATGCTATAGCGGCTAGACGTTACATTATAAACGTGTATACAAACGCCTAATTTACCGCAAGCGCGTAAAGAGGGTTCACAAAGCTTTGCAGAAGTGTTGACCCAACGATTGTTTTGCTTTTTACGATTAAAGTCAATAGGTACCCAACCGATGCGGCGTAGTAAGCGCTTTTGATCGTCGTTAGATGACATTTTTGGCGGTATGAATTCTAATGGCGTGAATTCACATTTAGGTAATATTATTGGGTTTTTGCTTTTAGCGTTTTCAGGCTCAACACCCAAAGCCCTAGCAGTGTGGACTTGATAACCACCGTCTTTAGTGTACTTAGGCAGCCTAATTTCACCCCAGGGTTTATATTTGACGTATTGCCCGCTGCTGGTCTTTTCTAAAGCGACATCCCGATCCCAATGCGGAATAGTAAATTTAGGTTTATAAATACCTAATAAATGCGGCGCTACTTTATTTTCCATGCGTTGCATTAAATTACGCATATCAGCTAGCCTTTGCTCTAGTGCAGGCTTATCTATTAACCAGCCAACCCTATGCGCTTCAGCAACAAAACTGGCAGTACTGTGAAGAGCAGCCATGCTATGTTTAATAGCAGGATGCCGCGCAGCAATGGTTTGTACTTCTTTAGACAAGTCTTGATAGATTCTGAGGTTAAGCTTAACATCTTGTACTCCGCGCTCAATGAGCGCTTCGTCCCAAGCATCCCAACGTTCAATTTCTACCTTGCGTTCACCGTAGCTTTCTGCCCAAGCTTGAACACCGTGTCTGCGGTTAAACCTTTTAAAATTTAAAGCTTGAGAAATTAACAGGGTGTCTACTAGCTTTTGTTCTGGCAGGGGTTTCCAACCGTGTAATTTTTTTAAAACGGCTAAATCAAATCCAATCAGGTTGTGATTTATTAACTGTTTGAATTGTTCTGCATAAGCAAAAAATTCTAACAGCGGCCTACATTTATCTGAATAATCTGAGAATACAACGCTCTCTTGAGTCTTGACATTTATTGCCGCAATCAGCCAAATCTTTGTTACTTCATCTAGCAGACCATTGCTTTCAATATCAAACACTAAAGAGCCTGAAATATCTTTATCCATTGTTGCTCCTTTGAAACGGGTACAATGTTCAGGCATAAAAAAGCCGCAGGCTTTAAAGAATCCGCGAGAGAGGATTTAGCTCTCTAACCGTCTTTGCAGCACTACGGCGTGTTATCATACGAGATTACTGCTTTGAAACGCGAATCCCATACTTTATATGGGAAATTATACGCAAATTTTTTACGTAATGCAATAAAAAATTTTAAACTTCATCTGGGAGAAAAGGGCGGCCATCTTCGTGGTGTGGACCGGCGTCTGCCAATTCGGCAGCTTTTAAATACCATTGAGACTTTCTAAGTTCTTCCAATACAGCATTTTTCTTACCTAGCCTTGCAGTGTATTTGTCTGACTGCATTACATTTTTAGCGATGTAAACTTCTCTTTGCACTATAAATCTTTCATTATCAGAAAGATTAATGCCTAGCAACATAGCAATACGGTCTGCGGTATCGCCAGATTTAAACCATTGAGTATGCATCCATTGAAGGCCAGGATACATTTCTTTGTAATGGCTAGGGTTTATAGCGTCTTTTGTAGAAGGGGTGCTATTGTCAAACTCTATTGCAGAATTTTTTTCAGCAGAGTTTAAACGTTTAAACTCGCTGCGTTCATATTCATCCCAGAGCTTTTCTATGCGGGCTTTAATTTCAGCTTGACGCTTAAAGAACTCAGGCGTTTCAGGGTCTTCATAATTAGAAAGCGTAGCTGAATCCCCGTCAAAGTTTGGGGGGATGCCTATTCTTTCAATAGAGGGTGTATACGGTTCATAAGGAAAATTAGCGTTCATGGGATTACCTCTAGCTAATTCTAATTCTTTAGTTTTTAAAAATTGTTCAAGAGCTCTTTGCAACTCAAATTCAGGGAAATCTTCAAAACGGCTATCTAGGGTAGAAATGGCTAAATCTTCGTAATTTTCATACTTACCGCCAATAGCTCGCCCTTTTTCATTAAGATAGCTAATTATCTCAGGAATAGTTTCCATACTTTACCAGTTAAAAAGGGGGGAAGCCGTGGCCTCCCCTAAAGGGGTTTAATACAGGTCGTCGTCGTCGTCGTTTGCAACGTTACCCGGTTGTTCAGGAGAAGGGGGTCTTGACTCTCCAATAGGCTGCTCTGGTTCACCATCTTCCCCAGCAAGGCCATCTAGTAAGTCATCATTTTGACGCTCTTCTAGTTTCATAACTTGAACTACAAGAAGGTCTTTAGCCAATTTTTTATAAGCTAGTGGAGATTTAGAGGGGCGGTATTGGAGTTTAAGATTGACTACGGAGCCTGCGCCAATAGTAGCAATCTCTTCGTCAGTGAGTTGACGGCGGTATTTATCAATAACTACTGGACGCGGTAGCATTACATCATCCCGCGTTTTCTCTGATTGAGAAAGCACAGTATGGTAGGCTTCATACTTTTCACTATAGGTTATTTTAAGTGAGTAGTCTTCATCCCACTTTTTAGCTTCATTCTGGTCTTTAGTTGAAATCATCAAACTCCAAGATTTAGGGTTCTTGGGGTCATTATCATAAGCAGTTGGCTTGACTAGGTTAATTACACCGCCAACAGTAACGTTAGGGATAACCCGTTTTTCATAAGCTTGAGCCATTTTTCTATCCTATTTGAATAAATTAATAAAAATATATGTAGTGTTTTACTCTTCTGTGCCTATGATTACGCGCCACACAGATAAGCTATTAAAAGGGTTTACTATTTGCGGGAACCCTTTTTGCTACAGAGTAACTTGTCACCGAGCGAGACTACTGCACTCAGTTAAGGATCTGCCACGAAGCAAACAGGCGCAACCCGTTAGTCCTATTGTAGCTAAAATCTAATAATTTTGCTAATCTTCTTCTGGGAAGATTGCATCAAATTCTTCAGGAAGACATCCGTCTTTAATTACAACTCTGTCAAACTCAGTTGCGTTAGGCAAGGCGTTGTGTATTAGCGGACTGTTTTCGCTTAAATAAGTTTCTAATTCTTGCAATGTAACGCCTGATAATGGAAAACGTCGTGTTTGTTTGTAATTAAAACGGTTTACTACTTCAACAAAAATTGATCCATCGCTAGTTACTGTATAACCTTTTACACAATGTCTGTAAAACATAGCTATTTCCAAAAAAAAAAAAGAGTTAGAAAAACATAAAAACCCCCTAGAGAACCTAAAACAAAAAGAGCATAAGCTCAATTCATTTTAGATTCCCTAGGGGGTAAGAACTAGTTTACGTTAATGATACTCGCAACTAGTTTCAATATCGTAATGTATACCGCACACATCACAATATAACAGCGGATCTACCGCTACATCATCAAACCTTTCTGCGGATATTAGCTCGTTGTCAGTGTGAGCTTTGTCTGCAAACACCCAGTCTCTTGCAATATCCATTTCAATGTTTAAAATCATTTTTAAATCTCCTTTGATTTAAGGGGTTGTTACATCCGAAGACAACTGCCGTCTTTTAAATTGATTCCTCAATTCTTTAAAAACAGCGGTAATCTTCATTTCTTTAGGCGCATTAAAAGCAATAGTCACCTTATCTTGCGACAAAGAAATTACTTCAAAAACAACATCGTCCCCCATGAGGACTTTATCATTTTTAGTTAGAGTCAATTTCAGCATTGAGCTCTCCTACTTTTGACATTAGTTTTAATTCCCATTCTACGGGACGTTCTTCTAGCATTTTTCTCAACGCTTCTGGAAATTTTAAGAACATGTCTTTTCTTACAATAGGGTTCAAATCGTAAGCTTTTACCAATTTACCCATGTACTCATTATGGACATTATTGATAGAAGACAACATGTGTGGAATTTCCAAAGTCAAAAAGATCTTTTCCATTTCACCGCGCCATATAGTTAAACTGGCACGGCCCTGTAAAAAATCATCGTTTTGAATAGCATTGTTGATAACCATTTCCAAGTTAGAATATTTCTTTGCAATCCTTCGCATTGTTGAACGCTCTTCATAACGGATACTATCGCTAAGTGAAGAACTGCTTTCAGCATTTAGGACAATTGGGTTTAACTCCTGCAAAGCTTCTGCAAAAGTTAACGCCCGGTTTACCCACAACTTTCGTGTAAAATTCATACCCGCTCCTTAAAGAATTGCTCTAAACCTTTTTTAGCAATTA